TGGGGTGACGTCTATGCCTGCCAGTTCCAAACCTGCCTTGGCGCTGGCGTAGTTCAGGCCAATGGTGAGCAGTCCCGCCATGCCTATGCCCGCCACGACCCATTGCGTTTGAATGCGCATGAAGGCGGCCAGAGCTGGTAGGTTTTCTGGCCAAACCCCGTCTTGATCATCCGCGTCATCGTCGTCGGCTTGGATCAATAGGGCGGGATCGATGTCCCAAAGTGCGGCGTCGGCATGCAAGTCGTCCTCGGCGGCGTTTTGATCGAGCGTGCCTGTGGCCCAAGCCCGCCCGATCCATTTTAGTTTCCCAAACGGGCCTTGGTCACCGCCGCAAAATAGGTGTTCACCAGAGCCATGCGCACAGCGTAGACGTTGATCAATTGCTCCAAGAGTTTTGCGGAATGAGGCACGAGCTTTTCGTCTTCGCCGACCACGTCTTGGGTGTCTAAAACCACAGCACGGACAAAGTCTTTGGTGCCATCGGGCGTGCGCAGATCAAACGCCTCGGCCTCATTGCTGGGCAGCATTTTGAAGCGGGCTTTGAATGTATCTTCGCGGTGGTCATCGCCATCAACGGGCGTCTGTACGGTGACCGTGTGGGTAAATGTGTGGTTTTGAGTGATCTTAAACATGGGTTTATCCTGTGATTTGGGGCTGTGGTTTTGACGGATTAGGTGAGGGTCAGCGTCCATTGGTCATTGCCAGAGGTCGGCAAAGCCTGCGCGCGCAGCGGCCATTCAACCTTGCCGTTTACGTCTTCCAAGCTTGAGGGGCGTTGGATTTCGAGGTTGGGAATTGCCAGTGTGGCGATGCGTCCAGCGGTCGTGCCATGCACCAAGGTAAGCGGCAGATCATCATCAGACAGAGCGGCAGCGTAGGGATCAAAGGTGGTGAGGGCGACGGCTTTGACGGTGAACTCGACAGACTCTTCTTTTGCGGTGATGTCGACCATTTCTTCGCCAACCAAAAAGCTGGCGTCGACCGAGTTGCCAAAGTTCAGCGCCAGCTTGCGCAGGATCAACGCGATGCCGTTCAGATCGAATGTGGTGTTGGCATCTGTTACCACTTGCGGCTTTTTAAACGCGCTCAAAACAGGCGCGTCCATGGCGGTCTCGGTTGGCTCGGTGAACAGGCCTGTGAACTCAAATTTGAGGTAGGGAACGCCGGAGGCTTCAACCATCAAAGTGACATTGCCTCGCGCGCCGTGGGTCACGTATTTGGTGCCGTCCAGACCGAAATACAGCGTGGCGCTTTCATGGCCGTCACTGACGGGATTGTAGGTCACAGAAGTGTCTGCGACGATGGTTTCCGCCACAGCGCAAGCCCGCAACAATGGCCCCCAAGCGGGGGCTGCGCCAGCGGTACCCGATGGCGACAGCTCGACGTCAAATGTGATTTTTGCGTGCAGCTCTGCCGGAACCGTGCCCTGAGATCCCAAATAGGGCTGCTCAAGATCGCGGGTCACGTCGTTGCCTTCCATCGGCATGAACTTGAAGTCTTTGGTGAGGAGTGCGTTGGCCGCACCTGTTGGGTTTGGATCCACACCGTAGGTGTCTTCCAGTTTGAACAGGACGATCTTTTTGCGAATAAGCTTGGTCATCTAAGCGTCCTTTGTTGGCGTGTCTGGGTCTGTTTTCGGGGCAGGTTTCGGTGCTGTTTTGGCTTTGGTCAGCTTGCCAGCCTCAAGATGAAAACTGCCGCCAGACTGAGGCAATGGTTGGGGGATTTGTTTGGCTTGGGTCATGATGTGATCCTCAATTGGTCTGCGATGGAAAAGTCGAGCTGATACACCAGAGCGCCTGCCGACATGTTCATCACGCTGCCGCGTTCAAGTTGAAACACGCCCAGCTCGTCATTCGGTGCCCAGCCTGCGAGGGCGGCAATGGTGCTCTCGATGAGCGCGTCAACGGCCTCAAGAGCGCGTTCACCCGCTTGATCGTTGGAACGCACAGTCAAAATGATGGCGACGGCCTCAGATGTGGGTTGGGTAAAAACGCCTGTCGCCGTCTCAGGCTTGCCGCCGCGCATGCCGGTGGGCACCACATGGGCTGCTGGGGTTTGTTGGGGCAGGGCGTTTTGCTTCAGCAGCGTTGTGAAATCCGCCACGCCGTTGACGCTGCGCAGGTCTGTGACCCGTGTTTCGAGGCGTGTCATGACGTCTGCAATCACGATGCCCATCAGATAAAGCCCGTCATGTTTGCGGCAGTCATGGGGCGTTTGCGGTCTGTCAGTCGCGCGCCAGAACTTTGACCGGCTGTGGCGGGCGCGCCCTCGATCGACAATTTGATCGTGCCTCTTGCGATGCTCTCCAAGGACCGCAGCGCTTGCTTGTAATCATCGCCGATTTTCTCGTCAGGGGTATAGATGTGCAGTTTGTAGATCGCGATGGTCGCGGCCAATTCGGCAATCAAAGGCGGCACATCAGTGATCGGCAAAGCGTATTTGCCCACGAGATGTCCGTCGATCACGGCCTGCGTGTCAGCGAGGGCGCGATCAACGATATCGGTGTCCACCGCGTGCTCGCGTGGATCACTGCGATCCGTCAGATTGACAAGCATTTTGCTGCCAAAGCGGTCTGTGAGCTGATCAAGGTCGGTATAAGACACGGGGGCAACCTGTTTTAAGGGGTGTTAAACGAGGACATTAAACGGGGCAGATTAGGAGGCGGGCACAACAGTGACGGCGAGTTCTGGGTCGGCTTCAAGCGCATCCAACTGCCCGTCTTTGAGGTCTGCCAAAGCAATCCGCTGGGTTTGCCGAGTGAAGTGCTTGCCAATGCGCCAGCGGCCTTTGGCAGGGCCGGTGACGTCGACATAGCCGATAAGAGTGATGTTCATGGGGTCAGGCAAAATGGGCGTCTCTTCGGGGAGATCAGCAACCGCAGCAAGCAGTTCAGCACGTTCTTGCTCAGTGCTATGGGGCGTGTCGGTTTCGCCTGATTTGGAGTGTTCCTGGTACTTGTCGTTTTGGGCTGTTGCGCGGGTGTCGGTCGCGCCGATCACATTGGTCGTGGTTGCATTGGCTTCAGTCTCTGCATTGGTCTTTTCTTGCGCTGCAATGCGGTTCTCCAGCGTGGTATCCTTCCAGCCGTCGGTGAATTTGATGCCCAGCTCAGTGGCGCGGGCTTCGAGTGTTGTGCGGTCTGTCATGGTGGTCTCCTGTGGGATCAATTGAACAAAGCGGTCCGGTCTGGCTGGTCTGCTGCCGGACCGCTCAATCATGTGATGTGGCACGTGACGTGCGTTATGCGAGCCAAGGCACGACCAGCACTTCGGCTGTGCCTTTCCATTGGTTGGTCTCGCCGCCAGCGGCCAATTCAGAATTGATCAGTTTGAGCGCGGCAGACTCGTTGCTTGGGCCAACGACCAGCAGGTTTGGCGACAAGCCTAATGGGCGACCGTGGTCTGCTTTCATGGACAGCAACGCTGTGCGGGCGGCCTCGTAGGTGGCGGCGTTGAAGGCTTGTTTTGATCCCCACGCTTGCTGCCAGAACCCATAGCCTGCACCACTGCGCGACTCTGAGCCGTAGATGTATTCTTTATTCATGAAGACGTTGTCGTCAGTCGGCTTGTCGAGTGAGACAAAGGTGGCTTTTTGGCGCTCTTGGTAGATGATCGGTTTGATCACCTCGTTGGTGCACATCAAGAACCAAGGCGCGCCGGAGCCGCCGTCAGTATTGGCCACGGTGATGATTTCACCGTCCTCACCGATCACCGGATGGTCGGTGTCGAAGAAGGGCTGGCCGTCATAGCAAGGTGATGCAAACCCTGCGAGCAGCGTTTCCCAAACCAGTTGCTCTGGGTGACGCCCTGTTGCGCGGCCCATGGCAGCAAAGCGCGTGCCGTAGGTGCCCAGTTTGTCGTCAAGGATATGATTGCGCGGGATGGAAATTGTCAGCTCAAAGTCTTTGTTGACGATGCGGTAGTCGTGATCTTTGAGGCCATGAATGACGCGCGCCCCAAGCCATTCGCGCATGCCGGGCAATTCGCCAAGCCAGCCGTACAAGTTCTCGCCATCGGTGGAGGGGATGGTCTCGGCCACGCGGTCGCGCAGGGATGTGACCTCGCCAAAAGCAGAATTGAATTTGAGAGAAAACCCTGTGCGCAAAGCGGCCAGTGAGGTTGTTGTGATAAGCATATCTGAAATCCTTAGTTAAAGCGCAGCGCGTGTCAGAGCTTCGTTGAAATCAACCCAAACGCCCAAGTCGTCGACGTCTTCGACAATGCCCGCCGGTGAGCGCGCGCCTGTGTCATCGGTCTTGGCGACGGTCTGATCATCGACGGCAAAACAAGGCTGGCCGATGTCGGCGATGGTGATCTCGTCTGCGGCTGCAGAATTGGCGTAACGGAACCGGCCTTTTTTGAAGGTGGCGGTCGCATCGCCTGCAGCCCCACCCGAATTGTCGACGGCAACCTCGGCGCGTCCCACGCCGATCAGGTTTGCGCCGGTAACAGCGGGCAGAATGTGGCCAGATGCATTACGCACCAGCATTGCGCCTGCGAAGATGTTTACAGCGGCGGCAACCAGCCCCACTTGAACATCACCAGCCTTGGCCGGAGTGTTGCGGCCTGCGATCAAAGCAGTCATTACAAGGCCTCCTGATTGGTTTGAGACGCCAGTGATTTGGCGTAGTCGTCATGCGACAAGCCAAGCACGTCTGCGACGTCACGTTGTTGCGCGTTGAGAGCGATTTTGCCGTCTTTGTCCGCAGCGGGGGGCAAATCGGACATGCCAGATGGACCAAGGGCGGGCAGGCTGTTGATCAAGGTTTCTGTGCGCGTGGGGTCTTGCGCATGCATCGCGATGAAGATGTCGCGCTGCGGCTTCACGCCAACACGCTTGGCCTTGATGGCCTCATCAACAAAGGCCGTGGCTTTGTCTGTGGCGTTTGAGCTTTGCAGGGATGTGACTGTCTGGCTAAGTTCGGTGATGGTCGCCTGCAGGGCCACGAGTTCGTCTGAGCCTGTGGATTTTGCGGCTTTGGCCGCTGCCAAGATGGCTGTGCTGTCGCCGCCGTCTACACCAAGCACTGTGCCAATCTCGGACATTTGCGATTGCAGGGCCGTGCTGGTGCCATCCGATTTGAGACCGTCCGTTGCTGCGAAAATATCGTCCTCGGACGCGTCCGCACCGAGGCCCAGTTTTTGGGCCATCTGTTGCATGAAGTTCATGTCTGTTTCCTGTTGCTGTGAGTTGAGAGAGGCCAGACCTTTGAGGTTCGGCTGATTGACCAGACTGGCGCGCAAAATGCTGAGCACCGCTTTGGTCTTGGAATGGGTGATGACAGGGGAAATGCCGCGATAAGCATGGGTGGCGACCAGATCGCGACCCGCGTCGGTCCACTCAACTTTGCCCCAAATGCCATCCTCGCGCGCTTGCATCTCGGTGATCCAGCCGCGTGCAGGCGAAGCCCCACCTTTTGGCGCGGCCAAGTCGATGGAATGGTTTTCGTCAACGGCAAGACGGCTGTCATCGGCAAAGGACGCGTCAATAATCGCCTGTGCATCTGTGATGTGATACGGACCACGACGGTCGCCGGTCTCAACTTGCGCGCCACCGGGCAAAAGGTGGATCCATTCAGGCGCAGCACCGGTCTGTGCTGGCGCGATGGTCTGAGCTGCCATAAGGGCGGTTATGTGATTTGGTGTGTTCATGATGGGCTTAAATTGCCCGATAAAAACCCATAAAAAATCCCGCCAAGGGGGGCGGGGTATTGGGTTAGATCATGGTGATAGACTGCCGTATTGTGGGTGTTTGGTCAATGTGTCTGTAATTAGAGGTAGGGATTTGGGACGCCGAGCTTTGCCTTTATGAGTCGTTTGCCAAGGCCGTGAAAGAGTTACCTATGGTTTATAACTTTCTTAATTGTAAAAAAGATTACTATCTTATTCTTGCCAATACACCCATTCTCCAGCACCACAGACCCCTATTGTGGAACGGGTTTTCCCTGGACCTACACTATACTCTGTAGTTTTTTTGGGTTCTCCTTGATCCATCTGGAATTCAAAGTGCGCATGAATTTTTGACTCACATTGATTCCTAAATTTAATCTTGATGGAAATTCTGTTTGGCTCACTGTAGCTGCAGCTTGACGCTACTGAGCTGCCCTTGTCGCGAGAAACCTCGATTATATTGATGCAATTGTTTGCAGCATCTGAAAAATCGGCTGATAAAAGTACGATTATGGATGTCGCAATAGATACAAAAGGTTTGCATTTCATCATTTTTTACTCCTGATTTTCACAGTTCTGAGGCTAATCACTATATCCAGATAAGGCAGGCAGAACGACTGTCCCTTGAGGCGGTATATCTTGAACTTTTGTAAGTCGTTCAAAGCTCCCGCCTTTACATTTACTTACGTCGATAGTGCAGTCGTCGATGAAAACGGTATTTGGATTGTTCTTACTTTGAGCTATATTGCAATCCAGAGCCGTGCTCAAATTCGTCGCATTTTCATTTAGCTTACAAGATGTATAGCGGTACTTCGTTTTGACATTACTGGAAGTCCCACTCATATCCGCGCTAGATAGCGGAGTTCCCACCCCGAGATTGGACGATGATGTTCTCTGCCCAGAACTGAAAACGGTTGAATTTTGCCCCAACTGCGTGAAATTGTTTGAGGGTCTGATATAGCCAGACATCGTATTTTGTAGTTGCTGTTGCTGAATTCGGTTTAGTTCTTGTGAACGTGCAGCCAGCTGATTCCAGAACTTTCTTCGATCATTATCTGCTTTTTGTTTGGCTTTGGTGTTGCTCGCGGCCAAGTCGATATTCGCGTACATATAGGCCCGCCATTTTTTCTCATAAGGTCTGGTGATGCTTTGGCGAACCATTTCCATGAAATGCTCCGTTTTGACATAGCTCAGCTTGGGAGCGGCTGTCGCTGATGTGACCTCCCGCACTGCTATCGCATATTCGGACACCTTGGAATTGTAATCATTTACAAATTGAGCAGCATTTCTAGTTGCGTAGTTTAATGTACAGTCAACGTATTTTTGTGCGATACTTTTTTCTAATTCAAGTAAATCCAAGTTCATCTGGCCCCCTCGGCGATATGCGGGATTACATGACGAAAAATGCTCAACATCCCGTGCAATCGCAGGCCAATATTTATTGGCGCTCACGTAGGCTTCCTGCATTGTTAAAATTGCGAGATCTTGCTTGGCTTTTTTAGCTGCCCGCTCTTCGGCTACCGCAATTTGCATCGCTCGGTCTCTTGCCGCTCTTGCGATAGCTTCATCTGCACGTCGGATATCGTTGGCGTCTGGCCCGAATAGTTTGGGATAGTCTGTGGCAAGCCGAATTTCGACAGATTGAAATGTGTCCCTCAACGCTGCTGAGTGGGCATCGGGGCTAAGTGAAGATGAATGATCGATGGAATTGAAAACAAGTATAAGGGGAGCGATTACACCTGAAATAATTAGAGTAAAGCCATCCAAGTAGAGCAACCCAGTTGGATATTTCATCCCGTCGGCACGGCCTTTTGAGCGATGGCTTAAAACGAACCAGAGCGGTCCAATTGCCAAAGGCAATGCAACGCATAAAATCATAAACACCCAATGAATATCATCATCGACGATGAGTGCATGGTCAGAAATCCAAAGGATTAAAAGGCTGAATACTCCGGCGCATATGATGGGTAATATTCCAAAAGCTTGCGGTTTACGTCTCACGCGGTGCTTGTGGCCAGAGTCGATTTTTGTCCTTACATTTCTTTGGGGGGCAGTTGTCCGGCTTGCGCCCACCTTACGAGGCGTGAACATGGAAAAGCCTGAACTGCGTAATTCAGTGTGTTTACTTGGGGTATTGCGACGTCGAATTATGATCCAAACAGCGGAACCAACAACCAAGAGCCCGAACATTTTCAACCAAAACTTTTGCTTGCTAATGATTGTCTGTGCTTTTTCCAGCCAACCTATATTTTCTTTAATGTAAGGTTGCGCGTTACCATAGTTCCCACTGGACGAGCAAAATGCATCGGCCGGTATCTTTTCATTCCGGATAAGCATATCAACTTGCGTGTTTGATTTTTCGCGCTCGATTAGGCCCACTGTGACAGCGTAGTATCCATTTGATGCAAGGCGAATTTCAGCAGACAGCGCAGGATCTAGACTCAACGCAAATGCGCGTGCGGCCACGAAGGTTTCTCGAGAGGCTGCAACAACAAAGCAGTTTTGCTGAGCTTCGGCCGGTTTTCCGGAAAAAGCCAATACTAAACAGACTACTACTACGCTGACCAAATTAGCAAAATCACGTCGCATTTATCAAACCTTCAATTTTCCCTATTCTGCCTTGATGAATGGGGGGAACTGGCAAGAATTAGATGAACCTGCTGCGACAAGACGCCTAAGACATCAAACATCAGATGCTGATTCATAAAAATTGGGTTCCTAGTTCTGATATAAATGTGAGGTTCATACCCAAAAAATGAAATACGTTTTTCTAACGATGCCCCAAGATGGACATGGTTATATTTGCAGCAACTTCACACTTTGTCTACTTTAAAGACCTTTGCTCACGCCACCACAACCTTCGCCAGCCATTCCTCAATCGCATCATGTATCTTCGAGCTGTCCCCATCGGACACCCCTAGAAAAGCGCGAGCTGGGATGTTGCCCCACGGCGCACCACTACCGAGCGACCCTTTCGCAGCCCCAAACTGCATGACGGCAGCTTGGATGGCGTTTGATCCGACTTCCATCCAGTCTTGACCCGAATTGTAAGCGATACCTTTGCGCATCCGGCCCGATTGATTGAGCGGCGCGCCGTATTTCAGGCCGAGTTTGCCATAACGCTCAACGGTTATGGCCGAGCGGGGCGCAAAGGGTTTGCCGTCAACATCCAAACCTTTAGCGATACGATCTTGGGTCGAGGCCAACATCAGTTCACCAATATCGCTCATAGGTTCCGACATATCGCCCAAAGCGGCGGCAACGCGGGCCAGCCCTGTTGTGATGGTGTCTTCGGTGATTTCGACGCGCATCAGTTGGCTCCCTTGCCCTTGGCGGCATTTACAAGTGCCGCGCGTTGGTCTTCAGGCAGCGATCTCAAAAACGCCTCGGCCAACTCAGGCGGCCAGTTGCCAATTTTGCCCGACAGCGCATTGATCAAATCAGAGACGCTGGAGCCGGGGGCATAGTCCCAGCCTTTGCCGACACCTGCGGGCGTGCCGGTCTTGGGATCGGGAGATGCCCATTTGGGATCGATCTGCACATCTGGGTTGCCACCAACACGGCGCGCCCCAGCTTCAGAGCGCGCGCCAAAGACGCGGCACGAACAGCCCCAATCATTGGGCGGGAAATGCGAGCGCCAAAACGGATGATCGGAGGGCAGGATCAAACCATCCCAAGCCAAATGCTGCGGGCGTGGATCATAGGAACCACCGTGACGGTAAACCCAGAACGGATAATTGCCCGCAATGAGCTGCGCGTGGCGACCGGCCATATAAGTGGTCTGCAGATTGGTGTCGTAAATGACCCGCATGCGCCATTCTTCGCCACGCTTGGTGCCTTCACCGGTCCAGCCATGCCAACCGTGGCGCTGCACTGTGTTGCGGAAATCTTGTTTGAAGGTCTCGAAGGTGGTGCCCTCGGTGATGGCCTTTTCCACGGCAGCGGCCAAATCAGCCAAAAGATCGGCTTTCGTTGCGCCAGCCACCATAAAGGCGCGATCATGCTGCGCGGCTACAAGGTCATCCCAAGCAAAGGTCGGCACGAGCTGCAACATGCGCAGACGAAACGCCGTCAACTGCGCCGAGAACGGCTGGCGAAACACAGTGGCAAGGGTGTCAGGCATCTCGGCTTTCCTCTTCAATGGCCAAATGGCCCCCGGCAAAGCTTGAGGTCAGCGCTTGTGCCATCATCTCCTCAAAGCCGCTGGTGTCGATCTCGCCAAATCCGGCCAGCATCATGGCGCGGAACTCTTCGAGTGAATTTGCCACGGCCATCATCGCCTCAATCTGACCCATCATCGCGGCGACTTGAGGGCGTGCTGTGTTTTGCAATTGATCAGCAAGAACGCCTAAATCATCCCCCGTCAAAAAATCGCCCTGTGAGGCCTGCAAAGCCTGTTGGGCGGTCTGTGTACCCTGTTCGGGCTTAGGGTGTTTAATGGGTTCTAAAAACCGTTTAATTTTTGAAGTCTGTTTGCCGCAGTCGCCCGCATCTGCAGGTGCATCGCCATTTTGGTCAATTTGCCCCAAAACCTCGTCTGTACCTTTGGGTTTTTCATATCCAAACTTGGCATAGAGCTGTTCGGTTTTCAAAGGCAGGCCGATCTTGAACAGATTGCCGACGATTTCGGATTCTGTTTTGAGATCTTCTTGCTCAGGGCGCGCGATCACCAAAGTTGGATAGGCTTCTTGTGGGCCAAATTCCAAATCCATCCACGGGCGGATCAAATCGCGGTTGAGAATGGCCGCCAATGTGCCCGCATCGGCGCGCTCGATGTCTTCTTGCACCTGACGATGTTCTTTGCCGGACCCAAGCCCGCCGACAACGGCATCTGTCGTGCCGGTCTGGCCAAGCACAGCTTTCGAGATTTGCTGATCAAGATGCTCAACGCGCTTGAGATACAGATCACTCGACGCATTTGCACTTTTGGCTTCCACAAAGTCGATGGTCATGCTGTCAGGAATGATGGCGGCGCAATCGCCCGCAATATTGGCAACGGCATCAAACAGGGTGTTCTTGTCCGCTTCAGATGCGCCTTCACCCCATTTGCCAACCCGCAAAGGCTGACCATAGGTCTGGGTGAAGATCGCCCAATCACGCTCGGTGTATTTCTTGAACAAGTAACCCCATGTTGCGGCGCGGGCCAAACCAGAGCGAATGGGCAGGCCAGATTTGGCCTTTACTTGGGCAAAGATGAACTTGAACGCATCAAGGGGCTTTTCTTGGCCATAATCATCCAATTGCATCGGCGTTTTGAAATCATGACGATTGAACCGGAACCAGCGCGGGTCGCGGTATTCCAATTTGTCAGGTCGCCATTGCCCCATAGAGCTGTCCCACAAGATTTCTGTGAAGCTGTATCCTTTGCCGACAGCGTCCAGAATATCGAACAGCTCTTCGATCAGTTCTCCGCGTTCCAGCCATTCTTGCACCATTTCCGCTTTTTTGACGTCCTCTGGCTTATCTGAGGCCGCTTTGACGGTGATCGGGATTTGGCTGACAGAGCGCTTTCGGGTGCCGATGACGCCAAGATAATGCATGTCGCGCTCTTCGATGATTTCTGCCAGTTCCAAGAACTGCACAGGATCGCCTTGATCGGCGGCGCGCAAAATACTGGCCAGCCGCACGGGGTCCAGCCCATCGGCGGGATAACCCGATACAGGACTGCGCACCCCGCCGATGGTTGCGGCTGACACCTCTTTGGTCAGCACGCTGCGCTGAAGTGGGCGACCAAAGCGATCTAGGATTTGTGGTCGTTTCATGTTCGCACCCCGTGAGGTTCAAGTGGGAAGTTGGAAATTAGCAATTCGCCCGCGCTTTTTGATTTGTCACCGCCAGCCAAGGTGTAGGTCACGCGGACAGGGACAAGTTCAGCCCAATCAAAGAGAGCGCGGATTTCTGGGACGTCGTTGATCGACAGAATAAACTGGCCTTTAACAGCCTTTAAAATGCGCGCCAGATTGGCAAAATCATCACGGCTGAAGGCGTCTTTGCCGTAGTCTGTCTCGCTGCCAAAATAGGGCGGGTCGAGATAGAACAAGGTCGTGGGGCGGTCGACACGTTTGATAAACGCCTCATAGCCCTGACACATGACGGTGACACCAGACAGCCGCTCATGCAGCGCTTCTAAGTCGGTTTCCAACGTCGTGAGGTTGAAACGGGCAGGGCGTTCGGTTGCGATCCCAAAGGTGCGCCTATTGACGATCCCGCCAAAGGCAACGCGCTGGACATATAAGAACCGCGCCGCACGTTGCAGATCGGTCAAGGTTTCTGGATCGACTTTCATCAGGCGCTCAAAGCCTGCCTGTGTGGTGATCTGGAACCTGAGCAGGTCCAAAAAGGCGACGTAGTGTTCTTGCAGAATGCGAAACAGGTTGTAGACGTCTTGGCTGTAATCGTTGATGAACTCAGAACGTGGTTTGCGTTTGCGGCGCAAAAATATGCCGCCCATGCCGACAAACGGCTCGGCGTAGGTGATATGATCATGCGCATCGATGATAGCGCAGAGGCGCTTGGCAAGATTGCGTTTGCCGCCAATGTAGGGCGCGACGGGTTTTGAGACTGTGGCTTCGGTTTTCTTTGACATGTGTATGCGACTCGCTTTAGCCAGTTCTTTCCCGCAAGGGACAGAGGCGGCCATAAGCTTAGGTTGGTCGGCGGGGGTGTTTTCAGACTTTCCCCGTGTTCGAAACTGGTGAGACAGTTTCTGACCCTCTGCCCATGTGTTTTGGCTTTGGATCATTAAATTCCTCCCCGAATGCGCGCGCCAAGCGGGCCGTCGAATTGGCCTCGCGTGCGGCGGTCGTCATCGTGGTTGGGGCGCATATTCAAGCGACCATCGGAGTGATTGGCAGATTGGTGAGGTGCGGTTCTGTGCGGCACAGGGCGATAGCCGTATTCCGACCAGCGCATCCGCGTGGCAAAATGCGCCAAGGCCAGCCCGATGGCGAAGTCACCATGGCGCTTTTTGCCTGTCTCGCCTTCGCGCACAGTGGGAACGCGCGGGATGCCACGCAGCAGCTTGACCACCCGCAAATCTGAGGTGTGG